TCGGAAATCCTTGACCGTAAAAAATGAGATTGAAACGAACGAGAAGCTGGCAGAGGATTTCCCGGAAGTCTGCTTTCCAGTGGCAAAACTTGACCGCATTGTTCAGCGTTGCAAGGGGCAGTTATGCAACGGAACGCCTACGAGAATGTCATGGGGCGAGGGCAAGATCATCCTGCCGACTATCAAAGGCAGCTTGTCATCAGGCACGGTAATCGCATCGGTTGGTATCACCGGCAGAATCCGCGGCATGAAAGCATCAACGGCAGACGGATCAGACATACGGCCTGACCTGGTGCTGATTGACGACCCCCAAAATGACGAAAGCGCTGCATCGGTTGAACAGAATGCAAAGCGCCTGCGTGTTTTGCGTGGCGCAATTTTGGGGCTGTCCGGGCCGGGCAAGAAAATCGCCGCGATCATGCCCTGCACTGTCATCCGTCCCGGCGACATGGCCGACCGCATTCTTGACCCGGAGGAATCGCCGGACTGGAACGGGGTACGGTTTAAGCTGGTTTACCAGTTTCCGACTAATAAGGAACTGTGGCAGAAATTTGCTGAAATTCGAGCAGAGGGATACCGGCAAGGGTTGAAAAACAAACCGGCGACAGACTTCTACAAAAGCAACCGTGCCGCGATGGACGAGGGGGCGGTAATGGCGTGGCCGGAGCGATATGACTTTGGAATATCTGCGGTTCAATTCGCAATGGAATTGATGATAAAAAACCGCGAAACGTTTTATGCGGAATATCAGAATGAGCCAATTACGGAAGAAGCCGGCGACATGGAAAACATCACCATCGAGGATGTTTTTGCAAAGATCAACTCCCGAAAACGCTTTGAAGTCCCTTTGAATTGCAACAGGCTGACCGCCTTTATCGACGTGCAGCAGAATCTTCTGTATTATGCCGTTTGCGCCTTTTCCGATAACTGGACATCCTGCCTGATTGATTATAACGCTTTCCCGGATCAGAAACGGCGATATTTCACGCTTAAAGACGCGATCAACAAATACCCCGATCTTTATCCAAATGCAGGATTTGACGCGTCCCTGATTGCGGCATTGAACGATCTGACTGAACTGATCCTGTCCAAAAACTACCGCCGCGAGGATGGCGCAGATATGCACGTTGAAAGATGCCTGATTGATTCGGCGTGGGGCAAGTCAACCGCCACTGTCCATAACTTTGCAAGGCAGTCCAAATTTGCATCGGTGGTACTTCCGTCCAGGGGCGTCGGTATCGGTCCTGATAACAAGCCGTACAGCGAATACCGGCGCAATGCTGGCGATTCCATCGGTGACTTCTGGATGATACCGAACGCACGGCGCAGACGATCAACGCGCGTAATTGAATATGATACCAATTTCACAAAAACACTTTTCAAAAATCGCCTGCTTACGAAAATAGGCGATCCTGGCGACTTTTCTGTTTTCGGGAACCCGAAAGACATTGAACAGCATCGAATGTTGGCAGAGCAACTCTCCGCTGAATTTTCAACTCCGACAACCGGAAGAAGCCGCCGCGTTGACGTTTGGAAACTGTACCCTGGCCGCGACAATCATTTGCTCGATTGCGTTGTCGGCTGCTTTGTCGCTGCGTCCGAACGAGGCTTGAAGCTGGAAAACATCGGCTATGGAAGCCATTCCATAAAAACCAATGCCGGAACGAATGGCAGAAGAAAGGTTTTGCTTCCAGGAGAAAAAATATAGTATAATAAAAAAAATATTCATTATATTGAATATATTTGTTTGACATCGCCATTTCATTCCGTATATACCCGGTAAAGAAACATAGCGTTTTTACCGGAGGCTTTTGGAATGGCAGAAAAAACGACAGAAGAAATCTTGCAAGAGCAGCTTGCCAACCCCGAAACCTATGAAATCGACGGGGAGAAGATCAAAAACCGCAGCATTCCCGATGTTATTCGCGGGCTTGAGGCACTTGCTTCTGTAAAGCGGGCTAAAAGCGGCTCCGTTGGCCTTTCTATTTGCAAACCAACGGGAAACTCTGCCGTATGAAAAACCCGTTCCGTAACCTTTTTTCCCGCAAAATCCGCGCTCGTTACGATGCCGCGCAGACGAATACGGAAAACGCGGCGCACTGGTCAATGGCTACCGCCTACAATGCCGATCAGGAAATGACCCCGGCTGTCCGTGCAAAACTCCGCAATCGCGCGAGATACGAAACCATGAACAATCCCTGGTTACAGGGGATGATTCAAACCCAGGCGTCCGATTTGATCGGAACAGGACCGCGTTTGCAAATCATCAACGGCGATGAAAAAAAGAACACCGAACTTGAACGCGCTTTTAACGCGTGGTGCAGGCAGGTTTGCCTGGCCGACAAGTTGCGAATTGCCAGGATGACACAGGCGCGGGATGGGGAATCATTCATCCTGTTGGTCACGAACAACAAACTGCCTGGCAAGGTCAAGCTGGATTTAATGCTGATCGACCCGGAACGGGTTGCGGCTCCGTGGAAAATCCTTGACACCGACGACGACAGCCAGGCAGACGGAATTTTCTTTGATGAATTTAACCGGCCGGTAAAATACAACATCCTGCGCCAGCATCCAGCAGTCGGGTTTGACAACGGAACGCCGCATTACTTCCCGGCAGAACAGGTTATCCACTTCTTCCGGCAGGAACGTCCTGAACAACATCGCGGTGTTCCTGAAATAACCGCTGCTTTGCCGATGATTGCATTGCTCCGCAGATATACGCTGGCAATGGTCAAGAAAATGGAATCCAGCGCCAATATATCTGGAGTACTTGAAACAACCGACGTGGAACAAGGCGAGGGGGACGAATTAACCCCGTGGAAAGAGTTTCCTTTGCCGCGTGACACCTTTGCCGCAATGCCGCGCGGGTGGAAGCTGAACCAATACAGCTTGCAGAACCCGACTGACACGCAGCTTGATTTTGCATTGCAGGTAAAAGTCGAATCAGCACGTTGTTTGAGCCTGCCGAAAAATGTAGCGCTTGGCGATTCCAGCGGATACAACTACGCATCCGGGCGGCTGGATTTTCAAAGCTACGACAAGTTCCTGAAAGTCGAACGCGAACGCGAAGCGATCCTCTGCCTTGACCGGATTTTCCCCGAATGGCTTGCTGAATACGAACCTTACATGGAAGTCCCTTTGCACGAATGGCACTGGGACGGACGGGCGCACGTTGACCCGACGCGCGAAGCCAATGCCGAAGAAATTCGGCTGGCAAACAAGACACTGACCCTGGCGGAGGCTTGCGCTTCCGAGGGACGTGACTGGCACGTGGTTCTGCGTCAGAGAATGCTTGAAGAAGCCGCCGAACGCGACATGAGAAAGGAATTGGGATTGCCACCATCCGAGGCAACAGCGCAGGCGAACAACAGCAATCAAGACAAGGATGATGACGATGAATAACATGATTCAGCTTGCAGCCGAAACCACCGAAACGAAAAGCAACCGCGTGAAAGGCATTGCCTATTCAGGTGGAACGATCAAACAGTGGTTTTCGCCATATCCGATTGTCATCGACCTTGCGGGTTTGAAAATAGCCGCGCAAGTGCCGCTTATTTATTCCCACGAGTATTCCCCAGGCTACCGATTGGGCATGACGGAAGTAGTCAATACCGGAAAGCAACTGACTTTTACGGGCGAAGTTGACGCTGATTCTGTTATCGGACAAAACATTCTGAACGGCGCTAAAAAATGGGACTGGCAGGCATCCATCGGAGCCGATATTCACGGTGGATATGAAGTCGTGAAAGAGGAACAGAAAATCGAGGTAAACGGGCAGGAATTTACCGGGCCTATTGCCGTAATACGTGCCTGCACTCTGCGAGAAATTTCAGTCGTGGTTTTGGGTGCAGACGCGGACACGAACCTAACCATAGCAGCCGCATTGGCAGCAAACAACAACAAAGGAGTATCAGAGATGAGCAAAAAAGACAACCCCAACGTAGAGCCGGAAGCTGCGTCCGTTCAGGCCGCTGAATCCCCCAAAATTCAGGCATCCGAAGCCCCGCAGATTCAGGCAGCGGTGAAACCTGAAAACAACGAACTCGAAAACCGCATCAAGGCGCTTGAAACGAAACTGACCGAACAGGCCGCCGCCGAAGCTGTCCGCGCAAAACGCGAAGCACCCGGAATCATCGTGAAAAAAGAAGCGAACGAAATGCCGATTGGTGCGATCATCTCCGCCAGCTTGCAGGCTTCTGCCGGTGTCGCTCCTGAACAGATGGGGCTTTCACCGCAGGTCATCGAAGCCGCGCACAAGGAATACCGCGATGGCATGAGCCTGAAACACGCCGTTCTGAAAGCCGCGCGTGCCAACGGCTGCACTGATGAATATATCAGCGCTTCCAACTGGAACAGCGTGACTGGTTATGCTTCCGGTCTGATGGCTGGTTTCAGCAACGTCAATCTTTCCGGCATCCTGGGCAATGTCATCAACAAAAATGTCAAGCGCGGTTTTGAATACGCCGAACAGACCTGGCGGCAAATCGCTGAAATCGCCAATGTCAACGATTTCAAGGCGATGAACAGCTACCGGCTGCAAGCCAACGGCGAATTTCTCGAAGTTCCAAAAGGCGGCGAACTGAAGCATGGCAGCCTGTCAGAGGACACATGGAGCAATTCCGCGAAAACTTATGGCATGATGTATGCCATCACCCGAACCGACATCATCAACGATGACCAGGGCGCGATCACCACGCGAGGTTTTCAATTTGGACGCAAAGCCGGCGTAACCATCAACAAGAAGTTTTGGGCAGCATTCCTGGATAACTCTTCTTTCTTCACCGGCGACAAGGTATGGTCGAACGCGACCGCGCTTGGTGTTGAGTCACTTGCCGCAGCCGTTCAGAAATTCCTTGCCCGAAAAGACAGTTCCGGCGAATACATCGGCGCAATGCCGAAAATTCTGCTTGTGCCGCCGACCCTGCTTACGCTGGCCGAACAGCTCTACAACGACCGCCAGGTGATTGCTACCGGTGCTGGAAGCAGCAAGGCGCTCACGCCTGCCGGCAATCCCAACGCGGGAAAATACAAACCGCTGACTTCGGTTTACCTGGAAGATTCTGGCATGACCGGCAACAGCGCGACGGATTACTACTTGCTGGATGACCCGATGAACGCGGCCACCATGCAGGTTGTTTTCCTCGATGGCCGGCAAACCCCGATTGTTGAATCCAGCGAAGCCGAATTCAACACCCTGGGCATTCAATTCCGGTCGTACTTTGACTTTGGCGTTGCCCAGGCTGATTCCGCCGGTGGTCTCAAAGCGGATGTTGCTTAACCCTGAATAATAAGGAGATTTCACTATGTCAGAAGCTGTTTTTGTACAAAAGGGTGCGGCGATTGATTACACGCCCACCGAAGCCGCCGTTGCTGCCGGGGACATTGTTTTCCTGGCCAACAACTACGCCGGAGTTGCAGAGTTCCCGATTGCTCAAAACGCAATGGGTTCACTGGCTGTCACCGGGATTTTCAAATGCGCGAAAGACGCGAACGCGATCGCTGCCGGTGAGCTGGTGTATTGGAACACGGACAAAGCGCAGGCCGGTGCTGTTTCCAACAAATACTTGGGACGCGCTGCCATTGCCGCCGCAAAAACGGATTCCTACGTCTATTTCTTCCTGAACGCTCCGAACATCGGCGCTTTTACGGCGATTGACCCGCAGGCATCCCCGACTGCGACGCAGGCCACTGTTGCCGCATTTA